CGCATCCATTGAAGTAAATCGAAATATTTAGTTCCGTTTGCCGTTGCTATTGCTAAAATTTCCGTTCTATAATTATCGAGTGCTGTTGCGTTTGCTCCCGAACGTTGGTAAGGACACGAGCATAAACAAATTTTACTTGCTGTATATCCCGCTGAAATAAGTCCCGTTACAATCGTGCTTAATGCCGCTGCGTAAGTAGCAGCACTGACACTTGCAATTATATCATTCGTGCCGTATTGAATAACAACGTAATCTGTATAAGGTCGTGAGATTAATTGTGTAGTGTATCGAGTAACACCGCTAGTCGCATCAACCGCTGTGCAAAGACTTCCACTAATTCCAGCGTTAGCATCTGCTACGCCTAATGAAGTTGACAATGTTCTAAGGTAAGAAATTGACCCCGTTCCTACCGTATTTGAATCTCCAAAACCTATAACACATTCAGCAGCGTCATCACTAGCCATTCCGTACATATTGTATAGCTTATTTCTAACTTGTAAATCAATAGCATCTGAAAGGTTAACCGAACTCATACAAAATGCTTTAACACCGCCAGCCATAGCAAAACCACCACTTACAAAAGACATCATTCTAGCGATTAAAGTATTTTGTCCAGCAAAGGTATTTGTAGTTTGAATTAATACTCTATCATTCAATCTAGCCGTAAATGTGTTACCCGTTCGACGTACTGAAAATATACTGTATCTGTTTCCCGTAATTCCCGCACGCAAAGTTAATTTAGTTACACCACCAACGTTTAATCCAATCCCATCAAAAGCACCTCCTGAGAACGATGTATGAACCATATAGTCAGAAGCTGATTGCGCTGATAAGAATATCTTACCAATTGCGCCCGTGTCTTTAAATATCATATACATTGAATAGTCTGTACGTGATATTTCCGCTGCTCTTATTAATTGGTCGTTACTGCCATCGAATATAGGAACGCCCGAAGTAAGCAAAGGTCTGTTTGATGCCGTTCCTTGCGTCCACGCACTTATACCATCATTCCACGAACTAATTTGAGAACCTGATAAAGTAAATTGACTTGTATCAACCGAGTGCAAATTGGCAATATCCATGTATTGCGCTAAATCAAATTGATTTTTTAAAGTTGAATAGTACTGGCTCATAATTTATTGTGTAATCCAATATTCGACCGTTGTTCCTACGCTCCACTCTGCATAAATAATGTTCAAAGTTGATGTTACATAAGCACCCGTGCCACGTAATACCCATCCCGCTGGAACTGTTGGTGCTGTTCCCGCATTATGGTAAATCTTTTGAACTATTCCTATTCGTGCGCCCGTTAAATTGTCGGTTAAATTTGACGAACTTGGCGAAGCAATAGAGTTATAAATTTGAGGTGTAGCGAACGATATTACTGCGCCCGTTGTTGCTACGGCACTATTTGAGCTGTTTGTAACAGTTAAAATCCAAATATTTTCACCAGGGCTTACAATCCCACCGCTTTTTAACATTACTAAATCATTAGGTTGTATCGTTAGCGATGTAATTGTAGAACCATTATAGTAAACGATTGCATCGGTTGTAAACTCATAAGGTTCTGGAGTTTTTGTAAAAACCCCATCTTCATATTGAACTCCCCAGCAAAATCTTAATGTTGCGTTATCTGAAAAGACAACAGTTTTATCTAAAAATATACCGCCAGTTCCAATAGTTGGCTCTCCGTAAATATAGACTTGTGATACCTGCCACTCTAAAGGAATAGTAACTACCGCGTCTTCTAAAATTTGCTGAATAAATATTGAAACATCATCTTGTGTTAATACTTGGGTTAGGTTTGGGGTTGTTCCGGGCGCCCCCCCGCCCCCATTAAAATTTTCAACTAAAACTAAAAGTTTAGCATAGGCATCTTCAAGGTCGGTAGGTGCTACTCCATCAATTTCGCCAATTTGAGTAAAAAGAATTGCCGTTTTATACTGACCACTTTCTTTCATTACGATTTTATCGCCTTCCAAATCAAAGCTAGGTTGCATAAACGATTGAGAGCGAGGATTGACATCGTCACCAACAGGAGCCAATTCTTTTACAAAAGAAGCTCCAACTATTTTAAAATCCCATTTTGCCATTTTATGTGTTTTTTACTTAAACAATTTTTTTTATCTATCACATCAACAAAAGTAATAATTAAAATTGATAGTGTATAAAGATTTGGTTATGAAATTTCAAAATGGTAAATTTGTCCTTTAAATTTAATCAAAATCTTAAATTATGAGTGAAATAATTTTAAAAGACATTATCTCTGGTGATGATGCAAAAGACTTATTGTTGTCGGGTCTTAAAAAGGCTTCAGATGTAGTTTCTTCTACTTATGGTTATCGTGGAAGAACAGTTCTTATCGAATCTGACTATGGGAAAGCCGAACCGACCAAAGATGGTTACAAAACACTTCAATCAATTTTCTTAGAAGACCCCGTAGAAAATATCGCTTTGGAAATCGCCAAAGAAGCGAGCGAGAAGACTATGAAGTTCTCAGGTGATTCAACTACAAACACTATCATTTTGCTTTATTCGTTTTTCAAAAATTCAGTTGAAGCGGTAAAAAATGGGAAATCGCCAATTGATGTGAAACGAGAAATTGAAGAATCAAGAGATTTGATATTGGCGCATTTGGATAAAATATCAACCCCGATTACCGACAAATTAATTTACGATGTAGCCTTAACGTCTGCCAATGGTGATGTTGAAATTGCCAAAATCGTAAGTGAAGCATACATTAAAGCGGGAGCCGACGGTTCTGTATCTCACGCGCGAAGCAATACCGACGAATCATACCTAGAATTTATCGATGGCACACTTGTAGAAGCGGGATATAGCGACGAAAGATTTGTCAATGTTTTCTCCGATCGAACTTGTGTTTTTGACGACAGTCCGCTTGTAGTTTGTTCTACTATTGAATTCAAAACGGTAAAACAAGTATTGCCATTTATGAAATATGCGCACGAAAACAAAAAGCAACTTGTAATAATTGCCGATTGCGCGCCTGCTGTTAGAGATGTAGTGCTTCAAAATGTAATGCAGAAAGGCGTTCCGTTTTGCGTTGTTCATTGTCCGGGCGTTGGCAAAAAACGCCTTGATTCTATAAATGACCTTGCGTGTATTTTGGGAACTCAACCAATTACTACTTTGTCGGGCGATAATTTTGAAGGTCGAGAAGGTGAATTTATCGGAACGTGTGAAAAAATTATTGTTGGGAAAGCCGATACTATTATCACTCCCGTAAAAAATGATTACATTCAAAAAATTGTCGATGGCAAAATTGCTGAAATAAAAGAAACGATTGCAACTACCAAAAGCCAAGTTGAAGAAAAGTATTTGCGCGAAAGAATTTCTAAATTGGTTGGTGGGATTTCTGTTGTTAAAATTGGTTCAATTATCGAAAGTGAATTGCAAGAAAAAATGGATCGCGTGGAAGATGCGGTTTTTGCTGTTCGTTCTGCAAAAGAAGAAGGTGTTATGGCGGGCGGCGGAGTTGCTTTGATGGGCGCTTCCTTGTTTTTAGGTATAGCTGATATTGTAAAAAATCCATTAAAAGCGCCTTTTATTAAACTTTTAGAAAATGCTTCTGTAGATGCTATGAAAATTAATACTGATTTTTTCAAAAAAGAAAATTTTGGCTACGACGTAAAAAATTTCCGAGAAGTAAATATGTTTGACGCGGGAATTGTAGATTCGACAAAAGCAATCAAACACGCCTTAATTAACGCTGTTTCCGCAAGTAACACAATGCTTATGACGAATGCGGTATTAACGAATAAAAGAGTTATCTAATGGATACAAAAACTAAAGAAATCGTAGAAAAGTTTAACGGGAAAGCGCTAAATTTTGTAGTTGTGCTGAAAGAAATTGAAAACGTCAATGAAACTTCAAGCGGATTAGATATTTCCTCTAGCGTTGACAAAAACGAGAAGTATCGTAAGGGAATTGTGGTTTCAATGGGAGATTTGTGTCCAAAAGAACCGATTGTTGTATTTGGAATCACTATTCCTTTTATTAAAAAATCGAAAGTGAAACTCGGAGATACCGTAATTTACGACAAATACAAAGCAAATCCGCTTACTAGAGATGCGGTTGAGTATACGACATTATTTTATTCGGACCTCGTTCTGATTGATTAATTAGCAAATTTGAACATAAAATTGAAGCACTTACTTATAGTAGGTGCTTTTTTTTTATCTTTACATAAAATTTGATATATTATGATTAGCATAAATTTCATACGTAACGCAACATTATTCATACTTAACAAAAGCAACCTCGGGTATGTAGGAGCTTCAGAATTTGACATTTTCTGCAATCTTGCGCAAAGAGACATCTACGAAAATCTGTTCTTTCAGTACAACCAAATGCTTAATCGTGAGAATAAACGATTGACGGGATCTGAATATGCTAACCTTCCAAAAAACATTCAAGAGCAAATTGACTATTACGCAACTTATTCTCGCCAGGAGAATTTGTTTTTGATGCGCCAACCGAAACATGGTCATTTACAAATACCAATCTTTACCGTGTAGAGAACTTGTCTTTGGTAGAAACTGCTACTGAGAAGAAAGTCGATGTTGAATTGGTATCAAAACGCCAATTGAACGTGCTTGTAAATTCAGAGATGACCAAGCCAAGTTTAATTTTTCCCGTTTATGAAAAAATTGGAAGTAAGTTCAAAACGTTCCCTTTAGTCCCGAGTGGGTATTCCTTAGAACTTTTCTATTTGCGAACTCCACTTGCTCCAAAATGGACATTCAATATAGTTGCAGGAAATCCAATTTACAATCCAAGTGCGAGTGATTTGCAAGATGTAGATTTGCACGAAAGTTTATTGATTCCTTTTCTGACAAAAACATTGATGTATTGTGGCGTGAGTTTGCGAGAACCAGAAGTTCAAGCATACGTCAATTCCGAAGAAGCCAAAAACTTTCAAGAACAACAATAAAAAAAACCCGATGCTAATGTATCGGGTTTTTGCTTTCAATTATTCAGTAATATTCTATTTACGCTTTTGAAGGTTTAAACTTCATCGTTGTTCTCGCAGGAATTTCCATAGAAGCGCCCGTTTGAGGATTCCGACCTGTTCTCGCAGCGGATTCATGCTTTTTAAATACTCCAAATTCGGCAATTGCCACACGACCACTTTCCATAGTCACCTTTTCAATAGTCGCAAATCCAGCGTTCAACACTTTTTTCGCTACTTCTTGAGTTACACCTGTTTCTTCAGCAACAGATTTGATTAAATCACTTTTGTTCATAATAATTTGAATTTTGATTTTTGCCTACTCTAATTACGATTTTCGGCTACCTCGGTTTACTCTTCGGTTTTCTTTTCAAAATGCGGAGTCAATTCTCCTTTTATCGTTTCGTCTACTTCTCGATTTAGTTGCTCTAAAAAATCATTCAACTCTTTGTGAACTACGTTTCTTTTGTATTGAGCAGATGATCTAATTGTCAAAGTTAGCTTATTTACTTTGGACAATCCGCCATAAACCGCCAATAATAACCTAGAAAATTCCGCAGTAAGTTGGTAATACTCCATTTCCTTAACTACATTGTCCTTTGTAACTAATACTGCCGACGTAATGTAAGGCTTACTTACAAATCTCGCCCAAACACCTTTTACGGTTCCTAATTGAACGCATACGCGCGTGAATTCGTCTCTTGTGAACATTCCTTTGCCATAGAAGAAAAAAGCTATTTCTATGTCGTCTTTTGAGATGCCGTAGCGAATACTTGCCCAGCGCATAATGAACGCGTAGTTTTCCAAGAAATCATAAGGTCGCTCGATAAATTTATGTCGAATGCGAACTTGCTTTTCTTTGGCCATTCCCGTCAATCGCTCTCGGTCGATTACTACTTTACCGAGTTTAGCAATTTTTAAATTGTTATTTTTGTTGACTCCGTGGATTCTTTTTGGAGAAGTACGCTTGTTCCATTGTTCGAAAGTTTCTCCATCACGAATTTTGAGAAATTCCTCCATCGATTCGGTTTGGAACCTATTTTTCTTTTGCTTGGCACTTCCGAAATTGTCTTTTTTCTCAGCAAGTTTGCCTTGAATTTTGTTTTTCGTTGTACCGGCAAATCTTCCGTTGTTCTTTCTTCCGTCTTGTTTATCTTCTGCCATCTCTGATTATTTTTTGCAATTCGCGAATTTTGTCGTTTAATTTTTCGTCATTCGAGCCTTTGAGCATAAGTCTTGTTCTTTTGGCTAATAAATCGTCTAGTTTTTCTTGGTCTGTCATTCTTAATTAAATTTAAAAGTCATTCTTTGTGCAATTTTAGCATTCACCGATTCGTAAGTTTCATTTACTAAATATTCAAATCCACCTGAAACAATTGTGCAGTTTTGATCGGAATTATATCTCACGTGTTCAATGACGTAAAAAGTGATTTCTTTCTCTACAATGTCATCGTCAGAAATTGGCAAATTGGTTAATTCAGATTCTTCGGCGACATCATCAGGGACCCAAAGGCATTTTAAAGTAAGTGGTGGTATCATTATTTATTTTTAAGTCGTGAGTATAGCATTTCAGGAGTTTCCCATTCAGATTCAGGTCCGATTTTTCCAAAGTTACAATGAATGCAGTAATTTATCAATTCTTCTCTGTCAAACCAAATACTCAATAAGTCTATTATCGTATTGACCAATTTGTCATTGTGAAATATCGGAAATTCGTTCATTGAAAACGCCTCTTGAAGCAATTGACCGTTCTTTTTATCATCGTATTTCTGCAATCTCATTGAATCTATTGCCGATGTGAATTGTTCTTGGGAAATCATAGGTTTTTCTTGGGTAAATTTAACAAATTCGCCAATTATTACTCGTACCTATCTTTAGCATTATGAAAATCTTTCCAAAGTGATCTACAATATTTGTAAATGTAGTAAACCGAGAATAATGCTAAAATTGCTAAAATTGCTTTCATCTATTTTCTTTAAGTTGTTTGTTTACTGTGGGGTTTGTTATTCAGTATCTTCAATATCTAAAAAATACGCACAAGCACTTGATAAATACCCAGCTAAATGTTCTAATTTCAATTCCATCTTTATTTTATTTTAAGTTAATTATTTCGGTTTTGACTTGCTCTATCATCCTTTTTTGTTGATTTGGGTGTATAGGACTCAATTTATCAGTCCTGTGCGCTAGTTATGCACAAGTTTAAGAAAACAGCGTTCGTGCATTTATTCGCTGTTCTGCTATTTTGAAATATTGCTCGTCTTTCTCTATTCCTATAAAATTTCGTTTAAGATTTTTACAAGCTACTCCAGTAGTCCCCGAACCCATACAAGGGTCAAATATTGTCATGTTTTCATTGCTATATGTTTTTAGTAAATAATCAAATAATGCTATTGGTTTTTGTGTTGGGTGTAAAAATGCTTTCCTGTCGGGCTGTTTGCTGTATCTAATTATACTTTTCGGGTTCACTAAAAGTGGGTTGTAATCTTCGGCATACTTATTATCAGCACCCCCTAAATGAGCGTGTGCAATCTTATTTTTTTGGTTGTTTTTATTCCTTACTGCGTTCACTCTTATATCCTGTGATTTGCGTTCTGTAAATTGCCTGTTATAAATAGGCTTTTCGTTATAAAATACACAAATATTTTCATGCAACTTCATAGGCATATACTTTGCAGTCATTTGTCCGCTTGGTTGCACTTTATCCCAAATCCATTCGTACTTAAACATTTTTGGGTTACTCATTACCAAAGCACTTGTAAAAGGTTGCGAAGCGGTTGTAATAAATGCTCCGTTTGGTTTTAGTAAATAATTAACCATCCCCCAAAGTTTATCAAAAGGAATAATTGTATCCCATTTACAGGCAGTTGTTCCATAAGGCAAATCAGTTAAAATTAGGTCAATACTTTTCGGCTCTATATTTTTATACAGTTCCAAACAATCTCCTAAAAAAACCTGTGCATAACACTCGCTATAAGTAATGGCGGTTTTATCGGTTAATTTATCGTTTGTGCTTTCTATTGTCATTTGTTGTATTTTGATAGTGAGTAGTTCTAAATCCGCCACTACTCATAGCGGAAACGTTAGTGGCAATGCTACCCGAACACACGAGCAACTGCCAAATCATAATATTTCACCTCTTTTTCAATTCCAATAAAAGGTCGGTTCAACCCCTTCGCCCCTAAACAAGTTGTTCCTACTCCCATTGTGTTATCAAGTACATAGTCGTTTTCATCTGAATATGTCGCAATAAAATACTTCATCATTTCCAACGGTTTTTGGGTTGGGTGTATCAAATCCTGCCTTCTCCCTGTTGAAAATTTTTGAACACTTGATGGGTTTTTAAATTCCATATCAAAAAACTTTGCACCATTTTTTAGTGTCAAATGTTCGCTTTGTTGGTTTTCATAGTTCACTGCGTATTTATATCTTTTACCTCCACCATCACGTTTTTCCATTTGCTTATTGTATTTCGGTTGCTTCTTATAAAATATCAATACGTTTTCGTGATATTTCATTGGCATTTTATTAGCAAGTGCAAAGTTGTTTGGCTTATCCTTAACCCATATCATTTCATATCTAAATAAAGCAGGATTTGAATTTATTAAAACCGTTGTAAATGGTTGTGAAGCGGTTAGTATTATTGCTCCATTATCAGTAATTATTCTTTCGTATTCCTTCCACAACTTGTTTAAGTCTAATACACTATCCCATTTCAATTTCGTAGTTCCATAGGGCAAATCTGCCAAAATAAGTTGAACCGATTTATCAGGAATAAGAGGTAAAATATCCATACAATCAGCATTGAACAAAGCACTGCCACTAACATCGGCTATATGCAATAGCGGTTTCTGTGCGTTCTTTAACATTTGTTCTACTATCATCATTCGTTATATATTTAAAGTTTATCGTTTTTAATCCGCTACTGCACATAGCCGCAGCTCGTTAGGTGCAAGTTTTAAATTTCTTTTTTTTGCCAACGCTCTCTGTAATTTTTTCAAAATTATAAAATGTTTGATAGCCATTGCGTATAAATTTCGGTTGCTATTTGGGCGGTCATAACAGGAGGTACGCTCATTCCGATTAAATATTGCGGTTCATTTTTATTAAAATTATAATCTATTGGAAATGACCCAACTTTACAAAATTCATTTTTATTTAAAAAACAAGGTGCATCTTCTATTGAAACAGCCCCTCCGCTTGTTATTGTTGAACATACTAAATTATCTAAAGCCTTGTAATAAAACCCAAATGTGTTTCCTGATTTTGCTTTTGACCTACCAGTATTATCTGTGTTATTAAAGTATTTTAAATAACCTTTATTTAAAGGCTTTCTATTTTTATCATTTTCTTTTATTTTATAAAAATGTATTTCAGGCTCATTAAAATTCATTTCTAATTTTGGAGCAAACGTAAACATATCCTTTTGCTCAATAAACTGTTCACATAAATCTTTACGCAAAGCTATAAAAAAAACTCGTTCCCTACGTTGTGGCACTCCCATTTTACTTGCATCTAATAAAAAATGCTGTACAATATAACCAGCTTTATCAAATGCTTTGTATATCTCAATTACATAACTTTTAGCTGCACCCATTAATAAGCCTTTTACGTTTTCAGCAACTACAACTTTAGGTTGCAATTCATTTGCTAAATCAATAAAGTCAAAAAACAAAGTATCTAAAACTTGCATAGCTTGTCCCTCTCTAAAAACTTTATCTTTGCCCCAGTCTTTTTCTCTGTTACCAGCCATGCTAAAACTTGAACAAGGCGGTGAACCGTCCAAAATATCAAGTTCGTATAATTCCTTTGGTAAATCCTTTCTTAATTTAAAGGTCTGTATAGGCTCTAAATAAGCATATTTAGGTTTGTGGTTTGCCTTGTATGCTTCAATCATTTTAGGGTCAATTTCATTGCATCCTAATACATCAAATCCAGCTAATTTATAACCCATTGTTGAACCACCACCACAAGCAAAACAGCTAAATACTTTACCTTTATCTTTTGTAAACTTTGCATCTGCCAAAGTCCATTCGTAATTAAATCTATGTTTCATATTATTATTGTTAATTGTTAAGCCCACCGCACCCCACCGAAAAAAAAGAAATTTTAAACCAGACACCTAACAGCACCTATGCGCCATTAAAACGAGCGCATAGCTGCAAAACGTTAGCTGTAACTGCTACCATACTACCTATTACGGACACCTGTGTATTCAGTAGCTTTTACTTTTTCAACTGCAAAAGCAAAACGCCAAACGCTTTTACAATCAACTACATCAATCAATTCAAGTTTTCT